CTTGCACTATCTAACTCGGACCGTCGTCTTTGTTATGTACTTAATATAGCAAAAGAAAACCCAAAGGTCAACCTTTTTTTTAAACTTTTTTAATATTTTGTGCGTAACCTTTTCCGTTAACATATTCTACAATATATTCAACTTCGTCGCCTAACTCAAATGTGTACTCTGAACTTAAGAATAGTACATCTCTTCGTTCAGTTTTCCATTCTTTTGGCTTAATTACGCTATACTTTCTATTTTTATTGTATTTTGATACTGTACCGGTAGGCATAATTGCAATCCTTTTCTATTATTGTATTTAATAGATTTTTAAACAGAATAAAAAAATAGGCCCCGTAGGGCCTATTTTGTGTCTTATAAGTTATAACTTATGAGAATGACAAGTTACCTGAAGTAACTTCAACTTTACCTAGGTAATCTGCTGCGTTACCTAGTGACGATGCTGTGTTTGATAGTTCCACATATCCGTAACGAGTCATAAATGATACGACTGGTTCGAATGTATCTGGATCTAGAACAACACCACTGCTCATCAATGGAATGTATGGGCAGTAGAACGCTGCTGCGTCTGATTCTGAAGTACCTTTGTAACCAACTAGTACGTCATCATCTGCTGCATATGTGTTAACATAAACTTTCATTGCGTTGTTTAGAGTACCAACCATTTTTGTGTTTGTTGGTGCTTCAAATGCGCCTTCAGTTGTACGTGCAAATGCTGAAGTTGTTGCTGACTGTAGAACAGTTAGCATTGTTGGTGAAACAACTGCCCAGTTACCTGCGCCACGGCGTGTACGCTGTGCAATCAAGTTTGCTACACGGTTGATTTGAACTGCAAGTGCTGCATGTTCGTCACCAACGAATGTTGCTGTACCTGATACTGCTGCCTGGTTGTATGTTTCTGAACCAGTACCTGCTAGTGATGTTAGTGATGCAATGATTTCTTGGTCGATTTCAGCAGTAATCTCTTGTGCAAGTGCTGCCATGATTTCTGCTTCTACGTCGATGCCATGCTGTGACTGAGCGTCTTGAGCCGCTTCGAATGTCCAACGTGCGCTTAGTTTGCGTGATTTGGCTTCGACTGTTTGCTTCAAGATTTGGATGCTTAGTCTGTTACCAGCAGTACCTTCTGCTGCTGCTGTTGCATTACCTTTTGCTGTTGAAGTATCACCTGAATATGCTTCAGCAATTTTGAATGGTGATAGTGCTTCTTCGCCTGCTACTGCACCTGCTGCACCTGTGCCTGCTGTATCGCTATAGCGAACACGTAGTGTGTGGATTTGACCCACTGGACCTGTCATTGGCTGAACACCAACTAGATCGTTTGCAATAACTGTTGGCATAACACGTCTGATCACTGGAAGGATCACACGGTTAAGTGTTGCTACGTTACCTGCAGAAGTACCGCCTGCTGTTGCTGTCTCCATCAAATGCTTACGTGTATTTTCAAGAGTTGTTTCCATCACGGCTTTTTTGTTGCCGTTTAGGCCTTCAACTAGGGCACCTTTGGTCTCCTGCCAGCGACTTTCTAATAGTTCTGACATAATTATCTCCTTAATTTAATCCTGCTAGACGACGAATGTCAATTACGTTTTTATCGTCTGCTGTAATAGAACTTGTTTCTTTTTTGTTGCCTGTAATTTCTTTTGCCTCTGATAGAACTGCCTTCTGCTTCGCTGGAGTGTTACCTTGGATAACCGCTGGTAGATACTTGTCAAACGCCGCACGTAGTTTTGGTGTTTGTACTGATTCCAGTAAGTCTGTCATGATTTCTCTTTGGTCCTTGCTTAAAGGTCCAACTAGTTCGTTTAATGTGTCTTTACGTTGTGCTGCTTCAGTTAAACGCTTAACTTCTGCATCTTTTGCAACTGCAACTTCTCTTGCTTTTATTGCAAGTTCTTTTGCTTCTGCAATTTGTTTTTCTTTGGTTGCAACAACGCTAAGTAGTTTTTTGGTTTCTGATGTTTCGTTTAGGTGTGAACCCATGTACTCGTTAGCAAACGCTTCGAAAATCTTACGACCAAAATCATTTTGACGTGCTGTGTCAATATCTTCTTTAAGTTGCTTAATTTCTGCTGTTAGAGCAGAAGCAACTGTTTCTTGAATTGCACTAGCACTTCTTTGGATAAAGTCTGCTTTGACTTTAGCCAAGTGTTCTTTGCCTTCACGTACTAGACGTACTTTTGTTTCGGCAAGATCTTTTTTGTCTTCTTGGAACTCTGCAAGTTCGGATGTAAGTTGTTCTACGACAAATTCTTCTAGCATTGCAAATTTACTTGCCATTGCTTTTTGATCTTCGTGTAGTTCTGAAACTTCTTTAACTAGTGTTTGCTTTACAAACTTTGCCATTAAATCTGCGTCTTCACGCATTTTCATTGCATATTTTGCTTTTTGCTCTGCTAGTTGTTTACGATCTTCATGTAACTCAGCCATTTCTTCCGCTAGTTTTTCTGAAACTAACGCATCAATTGCTTCAACCATTACACCTTTATCGTGTTCATACTTCTTAGCAAATTCTTCACGAAGTTCTGATGTAACTGATAGGCGATTTTCTTTTACCTTTGTGTTCCATGCTTCTTCAATATCTGATTTCATTGCTTCCGAAATTGCATCACTCTCTAAAAGGGCTTTTAGTGCTTCCATAATTTTCTCCTTTTATTGGAGCCTGTCTATTATGTTTAATAGACTCTCTGCAATATATTTTTGTGCCTTTTTGTCGCCTTGAACTTCTTTTGAAGTAAGAATTGCCTTGTATCCACCTTTTTCGTTCATCAAATGCTCGTAAATTGGTGTAGGATACGCACCGGGGGCGCTGGGCTGAGCCACAACGTCCACAGTGATTATTTCAAAACCGTTGACGTTACCTTGAGCGTCAACTTCACCACTACCACGCGATGAGACGCCTAGTTTAACTCCGCTTTCAAGCATTGTTCTAACTAGTCCGCCCATCGGTGTTGGTAGGATTTTTAGTTTACCGTAACCATTAGGTCCGTCCATCCACATGCTTTCAATCATGAGGCATACACGGTCTAGGTTGATTTGCAGTCCGTCTGGATGGTCTACTTCTCCTAAAGGTGAGTATCCTTCGGCTATCTGCTCGTTGAGAGTGGTGACAGCCCTGCTAATCTCTTCTACGGGATAAACACGCTGATTGGCGTTTCGTACTCCGCCTTGGATACAAATACCTTTCATGAAAAGGTTTTTGCCTTCGTTAGCAGACTCAACAACCATTCTAGCCTTATCAAAACTCAAATTTTCTCGTAGTAGGTTCATCCGTCAGTTCCTAATTAACTGCCAATAGTTGATTTTTTATTAGCAGCATTCTCTGGCTTGCCTGATTTCTCAGCACCATGGCCAGGTTCTGTTTTTGTGCCTGATTTAGCACTTGTACCGCCTTTAACATTTCTGTTACCTGCGTTATCTTCTTTAGGTGCAGTTGCGCCAGTACCTTTTGTATCTGCTGCGCCGCCTTTGACGATATTTGCAGTTGTGCCGCCCATATCATTTTTGCCTGCTACTACTGACTTAGCGTTTGCGCCATTGTCACCTTTTTTTGGTTCGTCTGTCATTTTGTTGACATACTCACGCATAATTTCTGCTGCTGACTTGTCTGCTGCTTCTTTTACATCATCTTCGTCTGTTGCTTCTTCAACTTCTTCGTCTGTTGCTTCTTCAACTTCTTCGTCTGATGCTTCTTCAACTTCTTCGTCTGCTTCAAATGCCATTGCTTCTTCTTCTGGCTCTTCGTCGCCTGGCTCTTCGTCGCCTGGCTCTTCGTCGCCCATCATTGCTGCAAATTCTTTTTCAAGTGCTGCTAGTGCATCTTTTAGATCTTCTAGTGCTTCTTCTGGACCTTCGGCTTCTTCGTCTTCTTCTTCGCCTTCTTCGTCGTCCATTTCAACATCACCCATCATGTCATCTGTTGCGTCACCGCCCATGTCTGCCATTGGATCTGCTTCTGCTTCGAATTCGTCTAAGCCAAACATTTCGTCTAGATCTTCGTCGTCTGACTCGTCTAGATCTTCGTCGTCTGATTCATCTACTTCTTCTTCTGACTCATCAACTTCTTCATCAGTTGCTTCGTCTAGGTCGTCATCTTCTGACTCGTCTACTTCTTCGTCAGTAGTTTCTTCAACTTCTTCTTCTGACTCTAAAATACTACTATAAATTTCACGTGATTTTTCTACCACGATTTCGTGAAATAACTCTTCTGCACCTGCTTTGTCTTCGGCAATCAGGCGCTCAAGCATTTCTTCAAACTTTGCGCGATCAGTCATTGTTATCTCCTTTATATCTTTACAAGGCTGTCTATTATATTTACACATAATTTAAAAAAGTGCGCAGAAATAGGCGATTTTCCGCCTATTTTGTACGCACTTATGAAATTTTAAATATTTTTTTAAATTTTTCTACTGTAATATGTTCTAAATTGTCTAATCCTATTAAAGCATCAGGAACAAAGGAGTTCACTGTTTCAACTACTCTTATATATCTCTTAGATGGAAATCGTTTTATTACCATAGAAGTCTGTCTTTGCCAATTTCCGTAATAAGTTGCACGATCATTTACTTTTTTATAGTTGTCTGTGCCACTGTAAATGTTGTTTACTAATTCGTTTTTAACACCTATACCTACATAATCGAAGCCTAAAATATACACCGTTTTAGCGCCATTATGACTTGCAAAGTTAAGTGCAGTAGGTCCACTACTCCAACCTAAATTAGGATTAAAAAGGTTTATTCCTTTTAATTCTCTTGTGTATTTGTTTGCATTTGTCCAAACATTATTTGTTTCTTGTGCGCCAGCAGTAGTAATTTCTCTAATCATTTTAGTGTCAACTGCTATCAAATAGTCCGGGGTAAATTCTCGATACAGTGCATTGCATCCATATATCGTTCCGTGTCCGACTAATTCTTGCACATTAATTTTTGCTCTGCTTGTACCATTTCCTAAAACAAATGCAATGTCATGTGTTGGCAAAGGAGTGTTGTCAATTTTTGTAACACCTCTTGCACGAGGTATGTGACTTGGAACACTTTGAGGTTTTGTTTTAGGTTTTGGCGGAGGAGGAGGAGAAACAGGTTTTTGCACTTGAGGTGCTTTTTTCCAACCTTTTTCTTGTCTTAATCTTTGTTTACGTTGTTCAGGAGTTTCACCAGGCAAGTATTCTTTGGGCAAGTGTTACTCCTTAAATGGCTTCTTCGCCGCCTTGTGCTGCTAATCCGTACATTGCCCTTACGTACTCTAATTCTTTTGTTGCTTCTTTACGATGCATTTCGTCTGCTCGTCTGGCTTTGTTAATATCTTTTAAAGTTAAACGAGTTTTTCTTGTGTCATCAAGATTTACTACGCTTTCGTCATTGTCCTCATTATAACGATCGTCTTCAACTGGTTCCATGGTGTTTTTATCAAAGTAATATAATTCACGTAGTATCATAGTAGTATTTATGCGCTAAAAGGATCAGATGCTCCTTCGTCGCCTCCTCCTGTGTCTGCTCCTGCTGCAATATCTGCATCAGTATCAAGTTCGTCTCCGGTTGCTGCTTCTGTATCGTCTGTAATGTCAGCACCGTTAATACCGGCATCACGTAGTTGTGCTGCTGCATCTGTTTCGCCTGCTGCAAAGAATTCATCGTTTTCTTCACGCCATAGTCGTTCATTTTCTGCAATTTCTTCTTTGCTTAGTCCTAAGAAACGACTTAATGCAAAACGATTTGAAATAAACGGAATTTGTTGCATCTGTGCAAATGTACTAATGCGATTACTGTCAAGTTCTGCTTGACGATAACTTGCAAAGTTTTGTGGAGGTTGTAATCTTAGATCAAACATTGCTAGATCAATGTTTACACCTTTTTGACTTAGATATAGTTTAAACTCATTGTTAAACACATCTGTGATCATGCTTTGCAGACGTTCGCAATAATTGTTGAAGCGTAGTTCTTGAATGTATGCTGTCCCCACACGTCCATCATTATATTGTGAAGCACTATCATCTGCTCCAGTTGGTAGGTACGAACTAGGGATACGTAAGCCGCGTAGCAACTTATTAGTGAAGTATTTAAGGTCATCAATTTCTCCTAGGTTAGTACCACCAGGAAGTGTTTCAACTTTTGATCCTCTACCTTCAGCAGTTTGTGGAAAGAAGTAGTCTTCGTTGATTGACAAAGGGTTGTATGATGAGTCTATAACTGTCTGACCACCGCCTGTCTTGGATGGGATTCGTCTTTGGTGTATTTCTGTCTTCACACGTTCTACAAACTGCATAGCCAAGTGTGAAGGCATATTGCCCACATCAACGTAAAAAACACGTCTTTCAGGCGCTCGCTGCACCCTATAGATAATAATTGCATCTTCTAATAATTCTTTTTGTTTGTAAACTTTAAAAATACTTTCTAGCAAACTATTACCAAATGGATAGTTTTGATCTAAACCTTCGCTCATTGACAAATGAATCATGTGATTTGCATCAATTGCTGTTTCATTTGATTCGTTACTAAATCTGCTTGAGTTTTGATCAGGTGTTCTGCCTGACATGTATTTGTTATCAAGTGTTTGATAACCTTGTGTGTTAGCACCAGGACCATAAGCAGTGTTAGTGTTGATCTTTGTTGCTGCCAATGCTTCAAAGCCAATGTTAATGTCTTTAACAATATACTGCTCAGGGCGTTTGCCTTCACTTTCGTTTACAATAATTTTTGTTACGTTTGCCGGATCAACGTGAAACCATTTTTTAGTTTCAGGATCTCTAATAAAAAACTGATCGCCATACTTGAAAGTGTTACGAATAATTTTAAACATACGTGTTTCAAAGTCTTGGATTTTGCACCATTGTTTAAGCATTTGTCCAAGAATTTGTACTTCAGTGTTGGTTGCTGATTTAGAAAATTCAATTTTAAAAGGTGTTGAGTTTTCTTTATTCTTTTGAGAACAAAATTCAGCAAGAATATCTAATGCAGCATTTACTTCACTGTCGTTGTCCATTGTGTTGTATTGACCGTAACGTTCAATACGATTAGGCGAGCCTACATAAACATCAGGTAAATGTGAACTGTAATTGGCAGCCGCAGGACCTACTCCTTGTCCTTTAGTAAAACTAAAAGGTGAGTAACTACCGCCTGTGTTCATTGATGTTGGTACTGGTGTAAAATATTTTTTCCAACTCATGCCATCATATCCGTTCCTAATTTTCTAATGCCTCTAGCAGTCTTTTCTTGATGCTGTACACTCACAGTCATCAAGTCCCTAATTTGTGCTGTAAGTGTATTTAGTTGGTTAATAGCACCTGGAAGGTCGTTTACGGCACTTGCTTCGCTAGGGTTAAGAACACGTTCACCTTGGTGAATTTTTGCCACAGTATCTTTTGGTTCTGTTGTTTTACCTGTTGCTTTTAGTGTACCAACACGCCTTGTTGTAGTTTGGAAAAATTGTGCTAATTTTTCTTTATAATCAGGTCCAAAGTTTGCAATTAAGTCTGCTTCACTCATATCACCTGCTTGTCTCATAAGGTTTTGCATAGCAATACCTCTATCAATTCCCCAGCCTACCATGTTAGTTAACATTGGAGCATTTTCAGAAAACAAACTGCCTTCTGGAATCATTGATTTCAAATCCATCGCAGAATACTGATTTTCTGGTAACTGTTCTAACATTGTTTTAAATCCTGCAGAAGTTACTGGACCTTGTCCTGAAATAATTCTTTCTGCAACATCTGATGCAATTTGATCATGATCTATTCCTAGTAAACTAGATCCTGGAATTTGTGCAATTAATTGAACTAGATAATCCATTACATATTGGAAATATCCGCCAATTGTATTTTTTAAATCTTCTCCCATTGGACCGTTGAAAAAATCTTGTATTCCTTCAACTGCTTTTGATAAGATTTGTTGTCCTATACTAGTTGCGCCTTGTTCCAAGCCTATTGCATCTTGAATGTTTTGCCAAACTGTTTTTTCTCCGTCCCAGCCAAGTGTGCTAAAGATCAAACTCTTTGCATCTTCCATTAGACTTACAAAACCGTTTTTAATTGTGCCTAGCAAGCCACCTTCGCGACTCATACCCATTTCATCATTAATTGGACCGAGGAACATGTCTAGGAACC